TTAGATACAATTGAAACCAATCATCTTAAGCATATTCAAGATGACATTACGCAGATTAAACGGTGGTTTGGTTGGGCAGTAGGAGCAGTTTTTTTACAACTGCTTACTATCATAGGTGTTCTTATTTCAACTTTAAATTAAACTTTTACCCTACATTCATTTTGGATAGAGGTCAACCTCTTTTTTCGTAAATATCATTATGAAAATCCAAAACTTAGTTGAACAAGGTTTACTTGTTGAAAATGAAAATTTTGAATATCAATTTGTCCATCAACCCAAGCCATGTGAAGACTGCGGCAAGGTTGTTACTGACAGACGTATTACTATAACTAGACACAAGCACCAAAAAAAGATAAAACGCAAGTGTGGCGAATGCGGACTGTATTATGATGAAGACACAGGCTCTTATACCATCAGTTTACAGGATTTAAACCTTAAATTACGCAAAATAAAATAACAAAACATAAATACATTAGTAAAAGCAAACACATACTCCTTTAGTCAGGGCTGTGACTAATACCTTGTGAAACTTTAATGCCATTAAGTCTTGCTTTTACCAGGATAAGACAAAGTACATTGTTGTTGTATAATTCCTGTTAACTTGGCATAGTCTTATCCAGAAGCCCCCGCAATGGGGGCTTCATTTTATCTTGACTTTCGTTTTTATTGGTGTTATTGTAGTTTTGTATAAATACAAAGTAGGCATTAAAACACATAGGCAATATAGCGTCACAGTCAAAACGAGAAGGGGTTGTAAATCCTCATACAAAGCATTATCTCACGACGCACAGGCAGTAGTTCTCAAACACTGTAACAATTTGGAACGAGGTTACAGGGCCGTAAGGCAGTCAACGCAGGTAGGGAAAAGGTTAGAGTCCCAGAGAACTTGTCATAAAAACACCTGCTTCCAAGTATTGGCTCGTTACACTCACATGAAGTATAAAGTCAAATAATACGGAACCTTTGTGTTAGGTTCCGTATGACTGAAACATCTACATGAAATAACCAATTTTAAATTAAACGGAGTGCTTGTGTTTGAGTGTTAACGAAAACACGAATCAACGCAGTTGATTCCATAACGCAACTAATAAATTACCTATGTGGTAAATATGTTTATGAGTAGTATATATACAGCAATGAGAAAAGAACACCTAAGCACATGGCGTTTGTGGTATTTGATTAATCAAAGATGTGATCCTGAATGGAGAGCAAAGTATATCCCACACAATACCACCTTTTATGATATATGTGATGATTGGAGTCGTGAAGTAAGTGGTGAACAAGGATTCATCAATTTTATGGATGACGTAGGTGACTTGTCAGCAGTAGAAAATTTACATAGGATTGATACCAACAAAGCATATGAACCAAATAATGTAGTCAAAGGAACTACAACAACTAGAGCACATAGGACTCGTTCATATCTTTCACCTAAAGCACAAGGTGCTCAACGGGCAAAACTAAACGGAATTCCCCCATGGGAATATTATGGGCGTCTTAAAAAAGGTTGGAGCATAAAACGTGCCTCAACTGAGCCTTACAAATCAAGATACAGGAGAAAGAATAATGGTATTACCTAAACAACCTACTCATTGGATGACTTGTAACGAAGATGACTGGGAAAAAATTGAATTCTATATGATGAACCTAGTAGAAGACTGGTGGAATCCAGAAGAAGGTGAATATCCGTTAATTAACCCACATGAAGCATTCCTACAAAGAGCAGAAGAACTAGGAATACAAGTAGTAGTGTGTGATTGGGTTAGTTAGGGGCAAATTCGTGTGGTTTTTCCAAATCTAAATAAATATTACACACAATTAACTCCAAGGGAGGCGAGGATACAATGTCCGTAGAAGAAAACATTGGCACAAACAAACCAGGTCCTAAACCTAAACGCATAGTAGAAGCAGTAATCAAAGGTATTGCTGTGGGCAGAGACAAGAAAGTCATACCACCAGAAGATGTTGAAAAACTTGCGGCATTGGGTTGTAGAGATAACGAAATAGCAAACTATTTTGGAGTTAAAGAAGACACTCTGAGATATAATTTTGCGGATAAACTTACAAAAGGGCGTGAAGACTTAAAAATTACTCTAAGGCGTGCTATGCTTAACAATGCTTGTAAAAACATGAACGCAAGTGTACAGATTTTTCTAGCAAAGAATTTACTAGGCATGGCAGATTCACCGTTAAATACTGAGGACAACGAACCACTACCGTGGATTGAAACAAAGGAGACAAAAGATGAAGAGATTGAAAGATAATATTTGGACAGACGGCAAGGACCAATACACTGGTTCTCCAAACCAAGGTTTTGTAAAGATTGAAAAACCAAAACCAACCGTCGTAAGTGGACAGGCATTTGACCTAGAAACACCAAAAAAGGTTGACAAAGACGAAAAATAGTCTTATAATATACTATAATTGGCATTAAAGTAAAGGAGTAACTATGAATCAAGAACAAGCAGAACTCGCCGCAGATGTTATGAGTGCTGTGCTAAAACAAATGAACAGCCACATCAACAAACATGGTATGATTAAAACTTCAAGTCAAGTTATCAAAAACTGGCATGAGTATGACAACACAGTATGGTTACATATTTTTGGAACTGTAAAACTACTGTGTGACAAAGGACTGTTGACTCTACCTCCTTTTGTAGAACGTGACATTGATTATCTAGTTAACCATATCACTGAATATGCTGACGATGCGAAATACAAATATGACTGTGATAATCTTGCTTATCCAGATCCAAAATATGGTTTGCCAAGTAGGCTTACTGAAGACGATCGTCGCAAGTATACTAAAACAATTAGAACTAGAACATTTAGAACCATGATGAATGTGCGTGAAAGTCTCAACCACGCCATTGGAGTTCACTTACCTAATGAAGACAGTTCAAAAGGTTTGTTAGACCCAACGCCATTTGAGAAGAACTTTCATGTTTAGTGAAAACTTTGATCCACTACAAGAATTAAGAGATTTACAAATTGAGAATATCAAACTAAAACACCAAGTAAATCAATTAATACAAAATCAAAACAAGATACAAGACTTCATGGTTGAATTCAGTCAGCAACACGCAGACTTAGCCAAAGAAACTGTAAGTATTAGCAAAGCACTCAACGATTCAAGAGCAGAACTAAGAGAATGGCAACAGAAAGTTGTCAGTATCTCAAATCAATAGACAAATTTCCATAACTGCTAAATAATTGTATGAACCTAGCAGAATGGCAATCTACTGTGGCAGATTTTCCAGAACGCTTTGTTACTGTAGTAGCAGGAAGGCGTTCAGGTAAAACATATTTGGCAATACGTCAAATATGCTATCACGCACGAAAACCTAACCAAAATATTTTTTACATCACGGCATCTTATAGGCAAGCAAAACTCATAGCCTGGAAGTTGCTGAAAGAAAAACTATTGGATCTACGTTGGGCAAAAAAAATAAACGAAAGTGAACTTAGTATTCTACTGCGTAACAACAGTATTATCAGCCTCAAGGGCAGTGAAAATATTGACGCACTACGTGGAGTGTCTCTCTCATATGTTGTGATTGATGAAGCCGCAGAATGTGATCCAGAACTATTTCAAACTGTAGTTCGTCCAGCACTTGCGGATCAACGTGGAGGCGCACTGTTTATATCTACACCCAAAGGCAAAGGCAATTGGACCTATGACTTGTATAACATGGCAGAGTCAAACAATGACTGGCGTTCTTATACTATTACTACAGCACAAGCAGGCTTTGTTGATCCTGAGGAGATTGAACAAGCACGTAGTGAAATGAGTCTAAAGCAATTCAAGCAAGAGTTTGAAGCATCATTTGAAACCACGGATCACAGAATTGGATGGGCATTTGATAGAGAACATAATATCAAAGAGCCACCAGAAGGCATAGACTATCGTACAATCCTAGTAGGTTGTGACTTCAACGTTTCGCCTATTAGTGCTTGTATATTTGTCCAGGACAAAGAAACATTATACTGTATAGATGAGATTCAAATGTATAATTCAAACACTCAAGAATTAGCAGATGAAATTGTTAGAAGATATCCACGCAGTAAAATATTTGCCTATCCTGATCCGTCTGGGTCAGCACGAAAAACGGCAAGCAATGGTGCTACGGATCATACTATACTACAGAACGCAGGTTTTATTGTTAAGGCGCCTAGAAAGCACGATCCTATACTGGATAGAATCAATGCTACCAACGCCCGTTTCTGTTCAGCAGACGGTGTTAGAAGGCTCTTTATAAGTAAAACGTGTAAATACACTGTAGAAAGTTTAGAAAAATATAATTTTCGTGAAGGCACAAGGGTGCCTGAAAAAGGTGGAAAGCAGGACTTTTCGCATCAGTTTGACGCACTAAGTTACTGTGTTGCTTACTTGTTTCCACTTAAAAGAGATGTTATTCCTGCGAAACCTCAACGTTGGGGACACAAACTAACAAACTAAAAGTGACAAAGGAACAGTAATGGCAACAATCACCCAAACTATTCAAACAGAAATTAGCCATTTAGTGTCTGGCAATGAATTATATGACACTTATCAACCACGCTGGCGTTATCTTCTTGAATCGTATTTAGGCGGAGAAACTTACAGAGACGCAAAGCATCTAGTAAGATACGCACTAGAATCAGACGGAGAATACACAGCAAGACTACGCAACACACCATTGCGTAATGACTGTTATTCAGTTATTTCAATTTACAAATCATTTTTATTTAGAACACCACCACAAAGAGACTTTGGTAGTATTGCTAATATTCCAGAACTAGACGAGTTTCTAAGAGACGCAGACTTAGACGGACGTAGTCTTAATGCGTTTATGAAAGACGCAACAACATGGGCAAGTGTATTTGGACACTCGTGGATATTGGTAACACAACCTGATACTGGTGCTCAAACTAGAGAAGAGCAAAGAGCAGAAGGTGTTCGCCCATATGTAAGTCTGCTTACACCACTAACAGTTTTGGATTGGCGTTACACACGACTGCGTAATGGCAAATACAAACTGTCATATTTTAAATATCTTGAGGATGTCAACCAAAGCATTCGTGTTGTCAAAGAGTGGACAAGAGAAACAATTAAAACAAGTATAGTTGATGTAGACAACAACGAGATTCAAGAACAATATGAAGAAGTAAACGGTATTGGTATGATTCCTGCTGTGTGTATGTATAATATTAGAAGCACAGTAAGAGGCATTGGTGTTAGTGATATTGCTGACATCGCAGACTTACAACGTTTTATCTACAATGCTACAAGTGAAGTGGACCAAAGTATTAGAATCAACACACACCCAAGCATTGTTGCTACCCCTGAGACAAACATTGGAAGTGGTAGTGGCGCAATTATTCATATGCCTGAAAACTTAGATCCAGGCTTGAAACCATACGCACTTGAATTCAATGGAGCAAGTGTAGATTCAATCTTCAAAGCAATTGAATCAACTGTAGATGCTATTGACAAGATTGCTAATACTGGTAGCATTAGAAGCACAGAATCAAGGCGCATGAGTGGCGTAGCCCAAGAACAAGAGTTTGCTCTACTAAATGCTCGCCTTAGTGAAAAAGCAGATGCTGTAGAACTTGCTGAAGAATATGTTTGGAAGTTGTTCTGTGGCTATCTAGGCTATGAGTGGGATGGACTTGTAGATTATCCTGGATCATTTAACATTAGAGACACAGCATCAGAAATTGAACAACTAAGACTTGCTAAAGACTCAGCAACAAGTCCAAAAGTTCATGCTGAAATTGACAGGCAAATTATGTCATGGTTAGAAGTAGAGGATGATGTTATGGAGGACTTAGATGCTTTTGTTCCGCACATTATGCGTGATCCTACAACAGGTGAAGAACGTATAGCAAAAACAGAAGCAGAACACCTTGAGTTACAAGCACAAGGTTGGATTCATCCTGAGGAGTAAAACATATGAGTATGAGTATTAGAAATCTAAAACAAAACGAAGACTTTACATTAGCAGTAGCAAGAAATGACATCAGTGATGCTAACAATGTTCACAAGTATGGTTTTAACGAAGGCGTTGGAACATCTTGGGAAACTATTTGGGAACAAGGCGGAGCAGTTACATTTGTAACAACAGCCGCAGTAGTAGGTATTCCCTCAGGATCCCAATCAGCATCAAATGACGGTGTTAAAATTACTGTAGAAGGTTTAGACGAAAACTACAATGAACAAAGTGAAGAAATAACACTAGACAGTTCAGGTGATGCTACATCAACTAACACATTCATTCGTGTTAACCGTGCGTTTGTAAGTGGTTCAACTGCTTTAGCCGCAGATGTAGACATTGAGATTGGAACTACAACTGTAGCACACGTTGATGCGGATCACCAGCAGACACTACAAAACATTTACACAGTGCCAGCAGGTAAAACAGCATACGTAAAGAAAGTACATTGCTCAACAGCAACAAAAAACAAAGAAGTTAAAATTAGAATATGGGCAAGAGAAGATGGCGGTGTATTCCGCACAAGAGATATCTTTGGTATTTTCCAGGAAGCATTTGAAAAAGACTTTGATTATAGTTTGTCATTTGGTGAAAAGACAGACATCCAAATTCAAGGACTTGCTGAAAGCAATAACACAAAAGTTAGTGCTGGTTTTGATATGGTTATTGTTGGCTAATGGCTAAGAAACCTGTTCCTACATATTTTGGCATGAATTGTAAACAGGACTGTGGAGGACACCGTGCTGGAAGACGTTATGCTTTAAATGGAGGTAGAAGTCTAAGTAGAAGTAGCAGTAGTTTTAATGAAGGTATGCGAATTGCTCAACGCCAAATGAAAAACAAAGGGCAGAGAACAAGAATGAGCATAACCAAAAAAAGCAAATAGGAGGGTAATGCTATGGCAATGCGTGGCAAGAAGAAAAAGAAAAAAGGTGGATCAAGAGGCAAATAAATGGCACGAATACTTTTACCGTATTCGTGGCGTGTGCCCTTGGAGTTACTCAGCCTGGAAGAGAAACAAAATAGAAATTGTTTCATGGACAGGCGTAGTAGAAGACTTAGGAGATTTAGAAGCCAGGGTTTACGTCCATTATAGGAAACCTAGGCTTTTAAAAAAGATTGAAAAACGTTTGAATGACGTTAGGCAATC